AAAATGAATATATTTTTTTTATCTGAGAGCCCAGTTTTATCAGCACGATATTTGTGTGATAAACATGTTCCTAAAATGTTGTTAGAATCAGCTCAGATGCTATCTACAGCTATGAGAAAACGGGGNTGTGATATGGGATATAAATCTGCATATCCTAACCATCCCATGACAGTATGGGTAGGAGAGTGCCGTGCTAATTTTACTTGGACTCTTTATCATGCTAGAGAATTAGCTAGAGAATATACTGCTCGTTATGGCAAACATCATGCGTCTAAAAAAGTCATTGATGATTTTTTATTTTTAAAGACTGTTGGACTTTATCGTCAAAATATGACTGAGCCACCTCAATGTATGCCAGATGAATATAAAGACAATGATTATGTAATTGCCTATCGTAATTATTATAAAGGCGAAAAGACTTTTGCTAAATGGGAAAAGGGAAGGAGTGAACCAAGATGGTGGTCATAAAAAAAAGAGATTATGTTCCTATTCCAATGACGGAAACATTATATTGGAATAGAGTTGGATGGTTGATGAATGCAATGTTAACAGCTAATGATTTTGAATTTAGGTTAATTTATTTTCACAAGCTACAAGAAATGATGAGGTATGTACCATGAAACACAAAGCGATTCCGTGTATTGATAATGTAGAATTTGAAGTAAAAGGCGAGACTAAATTTTTTTGGATCTCTTTCTTAATGTTTGGAGGCTGGAAGTTTTTAGCTGCCTTGTTTGTTTTAATAGTTGTTTTAGTTTGAAGCCTGAGACAAAACTATGGAAGAAAGTAAAAGAAAACCTATCTGATATTCACTGGACTAGGTTTGAAAACTGGGCGTCACCTGGCGTACCAGATTGTTATGGAATCAAGGACGGAATATCAGTTTGGGTTGAGTTAAAAGTAATTCATAGTAACAAGATTGTTTTATCTCCCTTTCAAAAATCGTGGAATTTTACCCATAGTTTAAAGGGCGGAAGAAGTTTTATTATGGCCACTACCCTCGAAGAGAGCTTACTGTATATCTTTCCAGGTATCCTGGCTCCCTCCATTGCCTCCATTACCAATTGTCCTTCCCCTAATTGGCAAGTAAAAGCGGGCCCAGCATCCTGGGCCGTCGTCAGGGAAGTCCTTCTCCATTCTCCATTACCGAAACCGTCGCCCCCCGAGGCATAGTAATAGTTTCTCTGCACCTGCTGCCAGGGAAGTTGTGGCGTTCTCCATTGTCCATTACACAAGCCAAGAACGGCGTGTCTTAGTTAGTTAGTAGCGTCCCAGCGGGAGCTGCTGCGTAACGCCTGTTCCATCTCCATTGTCAAAGAAGTCGCCTTAGGAAAAGTAAGTAAAGAGCAATCGGCCCCTGAACCAGGAGCTGCGTGTCCTGGCTCCCTCCATTGCCCATCACCCAAGCCATGTGGGGCTTACCTTAGTAGTAAGGACCCCGCACAACGTGCGGGACCGGCGTGCCGAAGATAATTTTGATTACCTCTTGACTATCTAAAATAATGGGACTATATAAATAAATGCTACTGTGGTCACAGAAGGTTTACCAGCATGTTAGCAGTAGCATTTTAAACAGGCGAGGGTTTCGCTCTGGTTGGCCAAGAGCCATTACCCTTGCCTACATTAGAAAGGAACAGCTATGACTAATACAGTAAAACAACTTAAATGCGCGGACCTGGTAGCAGGTCAATGGAAAGACAGACAGAAAGACCTAATTGCCCGTGATGGCAGCGACAGAGAATTCGAAGGGCTGAGCTTTGACTATGTAGCTCCGCATACATTCACAGACCAGACCGAAGGCTATTGGCGCTGGCAGTTCAGTTGGGGTGGACCTGGTGATGAGCTCAGGGCGTTCGTTAATCGTGATGACTCCATCCATCGTTTGGAATACTGGTACCTGGACTGGTCCGACGGGGCAAAGGTTAACGTAGCTGCAGAGCATCCTGCGTGGGAGTTGATGCAACAGAACATCAACCACACTGCGCCTGGTATGGTGGCCTCGTCATGATTCTCCATTTTTTAGGCGTCTTGCTGTTTTTGTATGTAGTTGCATTACTGGTCTTCCCGCAGCATGTGCTGGGTATCACCATTGTAATGGTTGCGTGGGTTGCCAATCTTGTTGATTGGACTACAGTTCCGTGGACTCCCTAACTCGTATGAGCTGCATTTCCATTCCATCACGACCAAACGCCCTGCCTCTAGTAGTAGTAAGGACCCTAGCGGAACCAGCTGCGTGTGGGTTGTTAAAAAAAAAATAAAAAAACTATTGAATAAAAATAAAATGGGACTATATTATAAGTATTAACAGAAAGTACAGAAAGGAAAACTATATGTCAAAATCAGTTAATATATTAGAAGTTTTAGAAAAAGCTCACTTAAGCAAAGCTAGAATGAGTAAAAAAGCTAAACTTCAGATCATAGATAGTTATGGTCGTGCTTTAATGATGAAGAAAGTAATAGACGACTTTGTTAAAGTTAATCGTAATCTTATCATTGATATGGGTATCGGTGAAAATGCAAACCTTTTACACGGAAAGGATTACCAACTTCATGTATCGCAAAAACTATCTGCAAAGATTGATACGAAACTCATTAAGGAAAAACTTGGNGAACTTGANTATCATAAATGCAAAGTACCAACACAGTATCAACAAATTCAAGCAATGCCACTTGAAAAAAACAGGGTTGAAACTGACAAAACAAAATACTCAATCAAAGAAGTAGCTGACTTCGATTTAGCTGTTTAATTAAATCTTATTTAGAAAGGCGACTTCGGTCGCCTTTTCCATTTCCATTTTTTTACGGACAGCCGTCCTATCCCTAGTATTATATAAGATTCCCATGCAGCACTTACTTCTGTTCCATTTCCATTTTTTTACGGCAGTTGGCCTTATTCCTAGTATTAAAACCTTTGCGGACCTGGTGAGTTGTCCTGGTTCCGCATTTCCATTTTTTTACGGCAGTTGGCCTATCTCTAGTATAAGGAACAAGATAGGGGGGGGAGTTGGTTGGGTTGTCAAGTATAAAAATAAAAAGAAAAAAAAGAAAATAAAAGTTTGACTATAAAATCAAATGGGATTAGAAAGTAATTAGAAAGGAGAAATCAAAATGCCAGATAATGATAACGACTTATCTAATAGATTAGCAGTAGTTGAGCAGACCTTTGGTTTAAGAACTCGTGATAATACTAATGTTGCAGTTCCTAATGAACAACCAATCCAACCTCAACATACTGATAATATTAATTGGAAAGCTTTGTACAAAGTTTTAGAAGCTGAGGTTGAAACTGTTATTCTTGACCCTAATTGTCCCTCTTATGTAAAAGAGTGGGGACAAAGAGTTATGGACAGATNGAAACAGCACTTACCAAGATGACTAAACATATAAAAGTATTAATGCTTATAATTAATTCACTTATGTTAGCATGGTTATTAACTGACTATAATATATTTCAGTATTCTATTTTGAATAATATCTTGTTAATAGTTTTAGCTATAACTTGGATAAAATCTTATGATTTAGTAAACGATATAGAATAATACAGTTTCCCTCGAGGGCTGGTAGAAAGGGCTGTTTATCAGCCCTTTTTTTATGCCCAGCATGATGCAGCTGGCGTCTGCTCTTTCTCCAGTACCAGTCAGGAGTATGAAGACTAAATCAACATCTAGGTACTTACAAACTTCAACATACTAGATTCAGTAGCGAACTACACCCCACACCCCCCAAAACAGCCGTTTCTCTGTCGGCCTCCTTTAGTCGAGAGTTTTACACAAACACAAAGTATGTTATAACTTTTTTATGAAAAAAACTAAAATCCCAACGGATTTGTTGAAATATGAATTAAGAAATTTACAGATAAAAATAAATGAGGAGTCCCGTTCCTCCTTCCTAACTTTTGTAAAAAAAGTTTGGCCAGAATTTATTGCAGGTTCACATCATAAAATTATTTCAAAAAAATTTGAAGACATTTCACGTGGAAAAATAAAACGCTTAATTGTGAATATGCCACCAAGACACACCAAATCTGAGTTTGCCTCTCATCTTTTTCCCTCATGGATGATAGGACATAATCCAAAAATAAAAATAATTCAGACGACACATACGGCAGAATTATCGTATAACTTTGGTAGGAAAGTGAGGAACTTATTTGACCAACAAGAATTTAAAGATGTTTTCCCGAATGTCAGCTTATCTCAAGACTCAAAGGCTGCGGGGCGTTTTACAACTAACAAAGGTGGAGAGTATTTTGCTGCTGGTGTGGGTGGCGCTATTACTGGGCGTGGTGCTGACTTGCTTATTATTGATGATCCTCACTCAGAGCAAGACGCACTTAGCGAAACAGCAATGGACAATGCCTACGAATGGTACACTTCTGGACCTAGACAACGTTTACAACCTGGTGGTGCTATTGTTATAGTTATGACTCGTTGGTCTACAAAAGACTTAACAGGAAAATTATTAAACGCACAAACAAATGAAAACTCAGATCAGTGGGAGGTGATTGAGTTTCCAGCCGTATTGAATGATAAACCAATGTGGCCTGAGTATTGGAAACTAAATGAATTACAGGGTGTTAAAGCATCGCTGTCAGAACAAAAATGGCAAGCACAATGGCAACAAGCTCCTGTATCGGAAGAAGGATCTATCATTAAAAGAGAATGGTGGAAGATATGGCCAAAGCAAGAGATACCTGAATTAACCCATATTATACAAAGTTATGACACAGCGTTCAGTAAAAAAGAAACAGCGGATTTCAGTGCAATAACCACGTGGGGTGTATTTAAACCCGTGGAACACGGCCCATGGAACATTATTCTTTTAGCGATGAAAAAAGGTCGTTGGGATTTTCCCGAGCTAAAAAAAATTGCTTTAGATCAATGTACATACTGGGAACCTGAAACAATCTTGATTGAAGCCAAAGCTTCTGGTATGCCTTTAACTGACGAGCTACGGCAAGTAGGTATCCCCGTTGTTAACTACACTCCCAGTAAAGGGAACGATAAACACGTCCGTGTAAACTCCGTAGCTCCTCTCTTTGAAGCAGGACAAGTATGGGCAACAGATGATAGGTGGGCAGAAGAAGTTATTGAAGAATGTGCTGCTTTCCCTTATGGTGATCATGACGATTTAGTCGATTCAACAACACAGGCGTTGTTGCGTTTCCGTCAAGGAAACTTTATACAATTAGATTCAGATTACAAGGATGATCCAGCATTTCTTGTAGGCATGAGGGAGTATTATTAATGAATTTTGTACAAAAGATTTTACTGAAATATGGTCAAAAAGGACTTCAATATCTCGCTGATTCAAATATCCCTCAGTTAATAAAAACTGGCATTATACGCCAAGGTAGTGATTTGGAAAAAATATCGCAAGAAGATTTATTAGCAATAAAAGCATTACGAGATAAACAAATATTAGAAGCACAAGCAACAAAAAAGCTTAATATAAAAAAACCGCAAGAAGAACCAGAAATAGATATTTTTGCAGATCATATTGTACAGACACCACCTCCTGAAACTAATTTTACTATGGATCAAGTTCCTGAGAGCCTTAAAGTTATTAATGATTTAGGTGAGGTAGAAATATTAGTAGGTAGAAAATCTTATCCCGCTGATAAGCTTATAATGAACCTAGGTCAATATGGGCAAAAATATTTTACATTAAAACAAAGAAAGCCATATAGGGCGGGGGACTTTATAAATTTGGGTGTAAAATTAGCCGATAATCAAAACATTAAAAACATAATGGATGATTATATAGGAGGAATTATTACTAAATCTGAAGCGGGGCAAGCTCTTAGTACTATTAAGGGAATGCCTAATTTTGTTGGTGCGCAAGGTGAGTTATATAAGGCAACAAAAAAGTTTGATCCTTTTTTCGAGGGGTATATATCTACTCTTAAAGATCCTCCTGAAGCTATAGCCTTTTCTAANTTTTTTNAAAAAACAAAAAATCCTGAGTTACAAACAAATAGAAGTGTGGGATATGCTAACATAAATCAAACAATAAAAATAATGAAAACACTAGAAAATGATGCTTTTAATCAAATAAAATTTCCTGACGGAACAACAATGAAAGATCAACCTTTAAATCTACGAATGTATAATGCATACGTTTTAGAAGGTGGTCTCACATCAGAACCATCCCAATACAGTAAATATATTAAAGATTATATAAAACCATACTATCAATTTAAAAATCCTGATGCTGAAGTTATACCAGATTTTAAAAAAAATTGGAGATCCGCAACTACTGAAAGTGGATTGAAATATGATATTAGAAAAGGAGAAAGAAATTATCAAATACCTGAGGAATACAAACCTTATTATAATGAAGTAAAAGAAAAAATACATGAGTTTATACCACACGGAAAAAAATCAAGTGTTACTTCAACTTTTCACGGTCACTTAGCAAGAATGATAGGATATGCTAAAGAAGAAGGAACTGATCCTGATGAAATTATTAGAGTTATTCAAGGAATAGATGGAGAAGCTTTTGCTAATCTTTTTATGAGGAAAAGAGCTTTAGAGGATAATATAAGATTTCTTCGTGAGCAAACGCTGAGTAGTTCATTAAAACGAACAAATCCTGAATTGTTTGTAGATCAAAATAAAAAAATAGGTGATTTTGATATTGGTTTAATTGAGTTATCTCATATTGAAGATGTTGCACAAAATTGGAGAGCTGCTTTTGATATAAATAATATTTTTTTAGCACCAGGTAGATTTAACAGAGATCAATTGTTAATAGACAAATCTATTGAAAAACAATTAAACGCTTTTTCTAAAGCAACAACATTTAGTCAAAAAAAAGATATTATTAAAGAATTAAAAAAAATAGAACAAAAACTTATAGATAAAAATCTTATATCTAAATTTGGAGATAGATATTTTGGGGTGAGCAAGGATTCTGCGATAGAGGCTAATTTATTAAAAAAANTAGAAGAAGCTGTCGATTACACCAGATATTTAGCAGCTGGGGGTTTCGCTTCTATCGAAGAAGTGCTAGAATACTAATATGGCTAAAACAGGATCTGAAGACATAGATATATTTGAAGATTTACAATATCAAAATTTTGGGGATTCCCAAGAATACTTTGATTATTTAAAAGAACGCTCCCAAGAATACGACGAGTATGCTTCTGATCCTGAAAAAGTAAAAAAAGATAGAGAAACATTCTTTAATCAAACTACTGATTTATTAAAAATTGCTCCTAATGCAGGTGTAGAAACAGCTAATATGTTAATGACGATATTAGAAGCTCCTGCAGATATTTATGCTCTTATGAGTGGTACAGGTAATATGGGTAATATAACTCAGCCTAACAATCCTATTCCCAGATTAGAATACTCTGATGCTGGTTCAAACATGGAGTACGTAGATAAAACAGCAGCTTACTTAGTAGGTTCTCCTTTGGCTTTTTTTAGAGGGCTAGATTTATTAGCTAATAAAGCACCTAAAGCATATAAAATGATGCGAAAAATGTATCCTTATTCAGTAGGTCAGATGCATGATTCAATTAAAACAAAAGGTTTTATTAAAGGATTGAAGGATATTTGGCCTAAACGAGAGACTGCTAAGGCACTTGCCACAAATTTAGTTCTCCTAGGAACTACAGCTATTGCCCCCAGTGCTACCCCTTCTGTAGAAGAAGTGGAAGAAGTAAAGGATGAAGCAGTCGTAATTCGCCCAAGAGATTTATATCCTCCTGAAGAATTTGGATCTATTCAAAGAGCCACTGGCGGTTTAGCCTACGGTGGTGAGACTACGCCAGGTCCGTTTTCCGAGTCTGTTGCATCAGGATTAGAGGAAGAAATTGATGTTCAGGATATAATTAAAGAACCTGGTTTTGAATCTATGCAAGAGTTTGACATTTTTGATGAAGCAAAAAAAGAAGGATATGAAGAAGTAGAGGTGGCAAACTTATTTGGTAGAGTTCCTATGTGGGCAGTGGGCAACGTTCCTAAATGGAAGATGCTCCTACAAGATCTAACAAAAAACGAAAAAGGAATTTTAGATGCTATCAAAAAGAAACTAGGGACAAAAGAAGAAGTTGCTGTTGATGTAGAAGATATTGACATTTTTACTACACCGACTGGAACGAAAGAAGTAGGAACAATCAAAAATAAAAAAACTATTATTGATTCACCAGAAACGGAAGAATCTGTATTTTACTCAAACCTTGAAGCACGGCTCATGGACCCTAATACTCCAAAGGAATTTGATACAAAAGAACAGCTTTTTAAATTTTTACAATCAAAAGGAATTTCTAAAGCAGAGGTAGATGATAATATTTTAGAGCGCTATATTAATATAGCGAGTAGGTCAGGAACAAAACTTAATACAGCAGATATGTTAGAAGTTGTTCGACAGTCACCTATGCGTAAAATAGAAAATGTTACTTACGGCGATGCAGCATATGGTGGAACAAAAAGAGCAGTTTATGATAATCAACATATGGAATCAGGACACATTCCTAATAGTTACCGAGAAAATGTTTTATATCTTGACCCTAAACATATTCCGTTTGATCCAGATTCATTACCAGGATCAAGTCATGATTTTGCTGAGCGATATGTAATTGGATGGTCAAGGCTCTCAGACCGTTACGCCACATTACCAAAAGTAGAAGGAGGGCTAGCAGACGCCGTTGATCTTAAACAAATGAAAACTATTGAGAAAAATCAGAAAAAATTATCTAGTCAATTAGATGGCCTGTATGCCTCTGCTTATCAAAAATTATTTAGAGATGGGCGTCTTGGTTTAGAAGGAATAGAGGAACTAGATGGTGGTGATATTAAAACAATAGTTCAGCGAGAGGCAAGCGTATTAAATGATATTGATAAACCTTTAGTAACGCAAATATCACAGTTTGAAACTAAATTTAATGCAGATGCAGTAAAATTAGCAAAAATGAAAGAAATGTTAGAGGGTAATAAAGTAACTGTTACATTTGCTGATGAAATACAATCCGATATTTTGCAACAAGCAAAAAGAATGGAAGAAAGATTTAAAGAGCAACTAGGTGATTTAATAGATGCAAATAAAGATTTTAGATCTCAAACGATCGCTGCTGGACAACGAGGATATAGCAATCAATATAGAGATATTAATCCTGAAGTTGCGGAACACTTTATAAAAAATAAATCGGTGTTTCGTCCTTATTTTTCTACAGAACAAGATCTACAAAAATTTGTAGATGAGTTTGCTAAAACAAATAAAGTTTTTGAACAGTTAGCGGAGGCTGGAACATCACCTTCAAAAGAACTTGTTAATTTAGCTAAAAAAGCAAGAAAAAAAGAAAAAGAACTTTTAGGACAAATTGAAACTATGATGAGTAAAGAATCTCTTCAAAAATTATTTCCTAATCTTCCGTTTAAAAATAGAACAGAGTGGGGCTCAGCGTTAGTAAAACGTGATTTAGCTTTAGCGGCAAAAAGATTATATGTAGATAAAGCCGATAATGCAGCTACATGGTATGCTGTATCACCAGCTAATTTAGTTAAAAAAAGATATGGTCAAACAGGAGGAACAGACACACCTCTTCCAGAAAGATCAGGTAAAAAAGGAGTGGGAACAGAGGAGTTCTATGGAGGGCCTGATTCTGTGGATACTAAAGGTAAACACTTCACTTCCGTTTTAGAAAAAATATTAAAAGTAGCTGCAAAAGAAAATAACTCAGAATTTAAGATTATTAAAGTGGATGGCGTGGGGGATGTTTTTGCTATAAAGATTACACCAGAAATGCTATTACCTCATAAAACTCATAGAAAAGATGGAGGGATGGTGTATACTCCTGAATTAATTGATATATTTGAGGTAGCATAATGGCAGTTGATAAACCTATAGGATTTGTACCAGAACAAGAAGAAATGGCAGAGAATATTTTAGATATTCAAGTTCAAGATAATGTAGAAAAAGCTAATGTAGAAATGATGGAAGATGGTTCTGCTATTATTGGAGAACAGGAAAACATACTTCAAACATCTTTTGATATGAATTTAGCTGAAGTTTTAGACGATAACACTCTAGGACAAATATCAAGTGAGTTACGTCAATCTTTTGAAGATGATAAAGCTTCAAGAAAAGAATGGGAAGATACATATAAAAAAGGATTAGATCTTTTAGGGTTTAAATATCAAGAAAGAACAATGCCTTTTGCTGGTGCGAGTTCCGTGACCCACCCAATGTTATCCGAGGCTATCACACAATTTCAAGCACAAGCGTACAAAGAATTATTACCACCAGGCGGACCAGTTAATACACAAATTTTAGGTGGCATTACCAGACAAAAAGAAGAACAAGCACAGCGTGTTAAAGATTACATGAACTATCAAATTACTTATGAGATGGAAGAATATGATCCCGATATGGATTCATTATTATTTTATCTACCTCTTTCAGGATCTGCTTTTAAAAAAGTTTATTACGATGAAGGATTACAACGAGCAGTTTCTAAATTTGTTCCGAGTGATGATTTATATGTTCCTTATCAAACNACTGATTTTCCTTCATGTGAAAGAGTTACTCATGTTGTTCGTCGTACAAAAAATGAAGTTCGTAAATTACAAGTAGCGGGATTATANCGTGATGTAGATTTAGAAAAATGGACTGATGAAACAGGACTACAAGAACAGGAAAGTAAAATTTCTGGTGTTAGAAAAAATTATCATGACGAAGATTATCAATTATTAGAAATGCATGTTGATTTAAACATAGAAGGAATAGATAGTGAAGATGGTATTAAAGTTCCNTANATTGTAACNATTGATGAAGGTTCTACTCATGTATTATCTATTTACAGAAACTATGCAGAACAAGATCCACAAAAAAAGAAAAAACAATATTTTGTTCATTATAAATTTTTACCTGGCTTTAGTTTTTATGGCTTTGGTCTTATCCACATGCTCGGGGGTCTCTCCAGAACAGCAACTTCAGCGCTTAGACAACTTCTCGATGCTGGTACGTTGTCCAATCTCCCTGCAGGTTTTAAAGCTAGAGGGCTGCGAGTTAAAGACGATGACACACCGCTCCAACCAGGAGAATTCAGAGATGTAGATGCACCTGGGGGAAGTCTACGTGAAGGCTTGTTGCCTTTACCGTATAAAGAACCATCTCAAACTTTATTTCAATTACTAGGTTTTTGTGTAGAAGCAGGCAGTCGTTTTGCGGCAATAGCCGATCAAAAAATAGGAGACGCGGCTCAAGCTGGAGCTCCTGTAGGAACAACAATGGCATTAATGGAACGTGGTGCAAGAGTTATGTCAGCTATTCACAAACGATTACACTATGCACAAAAAATAGAATTTAAATTATTATCTAAAATATTTGCAGAATCTCTTCCTCCTTTTTATCCTTATGAAGTAGGTCAAGATGCTGTTCCAAGTTTAAAGACAGAAGATTTTAGTGATGATATAGACATTGTTCCTGTATCAGATCCAAACATTTTTTCGATGTCACAGCGTGTTACATTAGCACAAACTCAATTACAACTGGCACAAGCGGACCCAGGAGCTCATAACATGTATGAAGCTTACCGAAGAATGTATCAAGCCTTAGGAGTAAAAGATATTGATGTATTGTTACCTGTACCAAAAGAACCACAACCTCAGGATCCTGGTTTAGAAAATGCTGCTTCTTTAAGAGGGTCGTCATTGACTGCATTTAGAGGACAAAATCAACCAGCTCATATTGATTCTCATAGAGCGTTTATGTCTTCTGTTTTAGTTAAAAATAATCCTCAAGTTATGGCTATTTTACAGGGTCATATTATGGATCATGTGAGTATTCAGGCTAGAGAAGAAGTAGAAGATGATAATAAACCAGAAATAGANCANATTACTGCTCAATATGGAGGTCAATTACCTGAAGAATTACAATTACAGTTCCAAGAAAAGCTTGAAGAACAAGTTGCAGAGAAAATTGCTATCATGACAGAAGAAATGGTCGGTGAAGAGCAAGAAATGATGCAAGAATTAGGTCAAGATCCACTTGTAGACTTAAAACAACAAGAAATTAACCTAAGAGCACAAGATATAGAGAGAAAATCAATGGTAGATGAGGCTAAATTGAACTTAGATCAACAAAAATTGAATCAAGATGCTGAAATTGCTCAAGATCGCATTGATTCTCAAGAAGATATTGCTCAATTAAGAGCTAATGTTAATTTAACTAAGCAAAAAGAAATAGAAAAAAGCAAAAAAAATCCAAGAACAGTGGATGTTAACAAAAATATTCGTTTTGATAACTAATATAGGCGTTGTAAAAGTGACTTCTAAGTCTAATATAGAACTTATGACTGAGGCAGAAGAAAAATTAGCTCGATGGTTTGAAGAACTAATGGTAATGGCAGAAAAAACTTCCAAAAGTGAAGAAGATAGTATACTTTTAGCAGGTGCTTTTATGAGTGCAGCTAGAGTTTTATATTTTAATCATATGAATCCTGATGATGCACATCATATTATGGAGCAAAACACTGTTGATTTTGTTGATTTAATAAAACCAACAATACATTGAAGGAGAAAAAAATGGCAACACCTAAATATATAAACGGATCTAAATATCCTAATGCTAAGATGACTGTCTCCAATGATCTAAATCCTTATGCAGGACCTACAGTAAATAAAGCTTATGCCCCTTCTACAGCGGCAATGAGAGTTCAAGGACCTACAAAAATAGATAATTTAGGTAGTGGACCAAAAGGACAACGTAGTAAAATGCAAATTAAAAAGGTGCCTTTTAAAGGTGTTTTTTAATGGAATGTAAGAATTGTGGACATGGATGTCATTGTAGTAACGGCAGTTCTTGTCAATCATGTGATTGCAAAAACTGTGAACATGTAGTAGACTAACACGCTTTAACCAAGGAGGTTTTATGAATCTAGTTAAAGATTTATGGGCACATTTGAAAGAATGGTCTGATTGGAAAATGAAGGATTGGATTAAGGCTGCTATTGTAGCCATAATCGTGATTATCGTCATTAGTCAAATTGGTGGCGGAGGAGGAGCTTAGACTATGGTCTGGCAACTCTTAGCAAAACCTTTACTCGGCGTGGCCGCAGACACAGTTCGTGGCTTCGTCGAGACAAAAAAGGCGAAGGCTGAACTTAAAGTAACAGAAGTTAAAGCAGCAACTAAATTAAAACAAGATCAGATTGCTGGAAAAGTAAAATGGGAAACAACAGCAGTAGATCAAATGAAAGGCTCGTGGAAAGACGAACTAATTTTAATTTGTTTACTCGCTCCAGCGACACTCGTATTTTTTCCAGGAATGACTGTACATATAGAAGCAGGGTTTATTGCCTTGCAATCACTCCCTGATTATTACAAACATTTATTATATATTGCCTGCTCAGCAAGTTTTGGCATTAAGGCTGGAAAAGGTGCAATGGGCTTAATTAAGAAAAAATAGGAGACAGCTATGGCTAATACTAAAAGAATGAATAGACTCGAAGAGCTTGGTCGAGTAGATTCAGAGAAAGCTTACACTAAAGGTGGTAAGAAAAATTTAAAAGCAGAGAAAAAAAGAATTGTTGGTGAACTGAAAAAAAACCGTGGTGGTAGTATGGGTGGAGGAATGAACCCAATGGGTTATTCTAAAGATCCTACCGTTGAAAGCATCGTTGGTTATAATCCTAATCGTCCTATGAAAGGTGGAGGCGTTGCAAAGCGTGGAATGGGAATTGCAAAGCGTAAAGGTGGAGCAATCAAAAGACGTGGTGGCGGAATTGCTAAACGTGGAATGGGGATTGCGAAATGACCGAAAAATCAAGCAAAGCTGCAACAGAAGACTCAAAGAAAATGATGAAAGAAGATATAGCTAAAAAAATAGCTGATCGTCATCCCGAAGTGAGTAAAAAAGAACTGATGGGATTATCAATGGCAATATTAAGAAGAATTCTTCTTTCTGGTAAAATTGAAAAACAGTCTCCTTTGGTAGGTGGTAGATTAGCGGAAAAAAACAAATCTGCTAAAATTACAACACGCAGAGGTGGCGGAATTGCTAAAAGAGGATTTGGGATAGCGAAGTAATGGCAATACCTAAAGGACCAGGAATGGGCGTTAGACAACGTACAGCTAATGCGGCAAACTTGGGAAGAAACATTGCACGAAAACCTATTGGCGATCCAACTGGTCAAGGATTAAAAGGTAAAACTTTAACAGGAGGAGCAATGCAAATAAAAAGAAATGTTGGAACTAAAGTTCCTCAAACAAGAAGAAAAGGTGGAATGGTAAAAAGTTCTGCTCAGACTTCTGTTATTAGAGGAGCTCAAGCACCAGGATCAAGAGAAGGATCAACTATAAAAGGACCTAAAGCAAAAGGTTCTAGAGAAGGTTCTGTTATTAAA